GCTCTTCCAATACCTCAACTGCTGCGTTCACGTACTCCCGCTTAATGTTATCCGTGGCGGAAGTATAGTCAAAACTCAAAAACGCAGCGCCTGTGAGGCGTGAAACGTGCTGATCGGTCGGTTCACCTACCAACAGCCACCCTCGCCTTTTTAACATGTCGTATAAAGAGTAATGCAATGGAGCGAGCCGGCGTGTATTTTCGGAAGAGTATAACGTAACTACTCTTGGTTTACCCGAAGAAAACACTAACTCGTAGCGACATTCACCGCTAAATTCTTCCACATTCCAGTTACCTCCTTCTTTCCTACGGTATCGTCGGGTAGCGTTTCCGTTCGGAATAAAAGGAGCACGTCGTCGATCCCATCCCTTTTCAATGTTCTGCCTAAGAGCCCTCTTGAAGCGGCTCAAATGCTCAACATCGACAGCGACTGGTCGGAATCGTGCTTCTTTCCACTGGCTGAGCTTCTCCAAGAAGCGAGGTTCACATTCTTTGCAACAAGATTTCTCAAGTTTCTGAATTGTTTTAAAGCTCAGTTCGTCGACAGGGCTAATCTGATCGACGAAGCATTGTCTTACGGCTGGCCGTAGCCCTCCGCATATTATATGCTGGGGAATTTCTTTAGCTGAACGAGTCATTCCCAACTCCTCGTAAAATTTTACCAATCTTTCTGCACGGGCGCGTAGCCGCCCGCTGAGAGAACACTCTCCATCACCCTCGTCGTGAAGCACCGCATACGGGTTAGCTTCGAGGGCCTTGAGAGTTTTCTCGTTGGCAAGAGGTTCTGTGTACTCCTCTAAAACACAACTTTCGTTTAATTTGTTCTTGATGGCAGCCGAATACTGCATGTCGACTCGTTTCTGTTCCTCGACGTGGAACCTTAAGAAGTCTAACCTAGCCCTACTGGCTGGCCCTTCCAACGCGTCCGGGATGCACGAAGATGAAACGCAATCTTCACGTGGCTGTCTACCACTAATACACCACTGGGGACTAACGGACTGCGGGGCAGCGCCACCTTGGGGCGTCTGACGCCCCGCTGGTCGGGTGCTCTCGGGTAACACCGTAGTAGTTACTTCAAGTGATGACAATTTGTTTTCCTTTATACTCGTAATTGTAGCCATCATAT